AACTTCGTTGGCGTATGCCAAACGGTGGCCGCGTCGGATTTGCATATCTCGAGACCGTGCACGATGCCGACGTTTACCAGGGCCGCAACGTCACCGACGTGTGGGTTGAGGAGGGTGGGCTTTATCCGACACCGGCGCCGATCGACAGGCTATTTGGCCTGCTGCGGTCGGCTCACGGTGTGCCGGTGCAGCTCGTCATTACTGCCAACCCGGGCGGCTCCGGCCAGCATTGGATTCGCGACCGCTACAAGATCCACCCGTTCCCGAAGCGGCCGATCGTTTTTACCCGCGGCACGCACAAGGTAGCCGTGATCCCGTCGCGGATCACCGACAATAAGATCCTCCTGGCCAACGACCCAGGTTATATTGAACGCTTGGCTATGGTAGGCTCCCCGCAGCTCGTGCGCGCCTGGCTCGAGGGACTGGTCTGCCGTCGAAGGCGCGTTTTTCACCGAGTGGAGTGAGGCCAAGCATGTTGTTGCGCCGTTCGCTCTTCCCGATGATTGGCTCCGCTTTCGCAGCGCTGACTGGGGTTCCTTTGCTCCTTTCTCGGTCGGCTGGTGGGCCGTCGTCACCGACGATTACCAGTTACGATCCGATCACGGAGACCTTGGAAACAGATTATTGGGTCGAGCTCGACTCGGGGGTCATGCGTCCCTGGAAAGTGCTAGCGAAGGAGTTTCTCGAGACGCAGCGCGAGTTGAATCAGCGGCGCTCGGAGATACTCGAATTTTACCGCGGGGAGCAATGGTCCGGTATCGGGAGTGGTACGGGTCCGTCGGCGGTAAGCTTACTGCCGAGCAAGTCGCCGAAGGCATCGTTAAGCGCGAGCGGCTTGACCCGCGCTTGACCTATGGCGTGCTCGACCCGTCGGCTTTTCTCGAGAGCGGAGGGCCGTCGATCGCCGAGCGCATTAACACCGTTCTGGTGCGCGCCAAGCCGGTTTGTGCCTCGTTTCGTAAGGCTGACAACCGGCGCATTACCCGCAATCTTGGCGACCCGCAGAAGTCGGGTCCGATGGGCGGCTGGGACCAGTTTCGGCAACGCCTAATCGGTGCCGACGGTGCGCCGATGATCTATTGCTTCTCGAACTGCTATGATTCGATCCGTACCATTCCGGCGCTGCAGCACGACGTGATTCGGTCGGAGGATCTTGACACTAACGCCGAGGATCACGCTGCGGACGACTGGCGCTACGCGGTTATGAGCCGACCGTGGACCAAGACAATACCCAAGCCGGAGCGACCGAAGGATGGCTATGGACCGCCGCAGGAACCACAGGGTGACAATGATTCGGTCGTCCTCCTCTGACCGGAAACTCGTCCCGGCTGACGCCGAAATCCAGGCGTTCGAGCGCCGGATTGCCGCGGATGCCGGCGTTGGCCGTGTCAATTTTTACGGCGTAGAGCAGGACGGAATGACCACTTGGTTGGTGATTTATCAGGACGGGCCGCGGCGCGCGACGGTGCAGATGCAGGCGCGGCCGCAGGAGAGCGACGTTGCCGACATCTCGACGGCGCTGCGTACATGGGTTAGGGATCGGGGGGCCAGGTCCTCCTATACGACCGAGGTGCCTTCTTTGCCCCTCAGTGAGTGGAGCTGATGCTTAATCGTCGATCCTTCTTTTCCGGTTTAGCTTCGACGTTTGTGGCTGCGCCGGCAATCGTGCGCGCGGCAAGCTTGATGCCGGTTCGTGGCATCGTGATGCCTTGGGCGCCGGAAGATACGGTGAACAGTCTTATGCGGCTTCGTCGTGAAATTACGCGGGAATATATCCGTAAAAATTTGTTTTTGCCTTACACCGTTATTGGATGGGAGCAGATAATGGATCTTCGAGAGGCTGGGTGATGCCGCAGCAATTTACGTCGCAGACCGGAACGCTCGGTAGTTGGACCACCCAAGCTCCGGATGATTTCGATTACTCTGGCGATGAAGATGGCTTCTACCCAGTTTCGCGGCTGCGTCAGCAATATATCGACTACCTCAGTGCCAAAATCCTCGAATACGAGGAGCAGCGGCAGATGCGCCATTACTACCACGGCGCCCACTGGACCGCTGACCAGATCGAGATCCTGCGCAAGCGCCGGCAGCCGGTGATCACCTTCAATCGCATGGCGCGTAAGGTCGACAGCGTCGTCGGTTTGGTGCAGCGCGTGCGCCAGGACCCGAAGGCCTTCCCGAAGTCGCCGCGCTCCGCAAACGGTGCCGAGATCGCGACCCAGTGTGTGCGTTCAGTGCTGCAAGGCAACCGCTGGAAATTCATCGATCCGTACTGTGTCGGCCAGGCGGCGATCGAAGGCATCTCCGGCGTCGAGTTCAAGCTCGTGCGAGGTGACCACGATGACCCCGACGTGGCAATGGACTTCGTTTTTGGCGACGACTTTTTTTATGACCCCCGTTCTTTTAAACCGGACTTTTCTGACGCCCGCTACATGGGCATTGCCAAGTGGCTCGACGTGGAAGCAGCTGTCGAACTATTTCCTGATAAGGAGGAAGAATTACGTACGCTGATGGTCGAGACCGGCTTTGACCTGACCACGCACGCGGACAGGGAGTACAAATGGATTTACGTTAACGAGAAGCGCCTGCGCCTGGTCGAGCACTGGCACCGGCACCGATCGCGTTGGTACTGGTCATTTTACTGCTCGATGATCCTGCTCGACCAAGGTCCGTCACCGTTCCTTGACGAGCGCCGCATGTCGATGCCGCGCTATGAAATGTTCTCGGCCAACGTCGACCACGACGGTGACCGCTACGGCATTCAGCGCAATCTTCGCGGTCCGCAGGATGAGTTAAACCAGCGTCGTTCCAAAGCGCTGTTTATGTCGAATGTGACGGCGCAGAAGGTGCAGAAGGGTGCCGTCGATAACGTCGAGGTCTTGCGCCAGGAGCGCGCCAGGCCCGACGGTGTGATTGAGTACAATCCCGGTTTCGAGGCGCCGGCCGATGTCGATGACAACCAGGATCTGCAGGCGCAGCTTGGATTAATGCAGGATGCGCGGCAGGAGATCGATAGCTTTGCCAACGTTATCCCACAGCAGATCGCGCAGTCGATCCAACCCGACGAGCACTCCGGCGTTGCCATTAACCTGCTGCAGAAGGCAGGCATTGCCGAATTGGGTTCGCTGTTCCGTAATTACGCCGATTGGAAGCAGCGCGTCTACCGCAAGACCTGGAATGTCGTGAAGCGTACCTGGAACGGTGAGCGCTTCATTCGTGTTACCGATAACCAGGGTCTGCAGCAATTCATCCAGATCAATGGCATGGAGATGGACCAGTGGGGCACGCCGGTGATTGTCAATGCGATCGGCGAGCTCTCCGTTGAGATCGACATCGACGAGGGTCCGGACGTTGCCACCATGATGCAGGATACCTATGACATTCTGAAGCAAGACCCGAACATCCCCTGGCAGCTCAAGTTGTTTTTCATGCCGATCCCCGACAGCATGAAGAAGCAGATCCAGGGCATGCTGCAGCAGCAGGGGCAGCCTCCTCCGGAGCAGCAGCAGGCGACGCAGTTGCAGCTCAAGGGCATGGAACTTGGTCTGCACCGCCAGGTCGCCGATATTGCCGACAAGCAGGCGCAGACTGAGGAACGTCGTTCCAGGAGCGTCACCGATATTGCCCGCGCCGGCCACCTAGCGCACGAGGCGCACCTCGATTCGATGCGGTTCGTTCGTGAGGGATTTCAGCAGCAGGGTGAGGCCGACCAGACATCGGGTGCTAAGGGTGCCAAGGGTGTCCACGATGGCTTGCTGCCGTCGGCGTTGCCACAACCGCTGTCGCAAATGTACACCCCGCCCCCACCGCCGCGGGTGCAGCCGGGAGGCCCTGGACAGCCGCCGCCGCGGCAGCCGCAGGCAGCGCCGGTAGCGGGTATGGCGCCGATCCGTGTGCCGGCTAACCATCCGATCATGCAGCACGCGCGTCAGGCTCCGGACGGTCACACGTATGTTCCTGATCTGCGGCGCCCTGGAAAATTCATGCATGTAGGACCGTAAAAAGCGATGCCTACGCTTACTCCTGTTGATCGTGATCCCTACGCAGATTTCCGGCGGTCGGAGAATATAGAGGATGTACGTGATCAGGGGTGGCTGCCTTGGTTGGGTAAATTTGCAACGGCTCAGTCTCCTTTGGATAAAATGGGCCGGGATTTGATGTGGGCATTTCAGCATCCGATGACGTTCAATCCTGATACTTCCAGGCCACTGCCGGCGGAAAAGACTGATGATCCGATGGCTGTTGCAGCTGGTTACAATAGGATTGGTAATCCATGGCTCGAGGCGACGCGACTTGAAATGGACCGTACTCCAGGCGGAGAACAGACTATTACACCGGAAGATCTCGAAAGAATCCGCGCGATGAATAGGTGATTTTTGTCTGATCAGACTGTTACATTAACACCGGTTGAGCGTGATCCGTTTTCGGATCTCCCCGGTGGTCAGTTGGGCGTGGTGCCTGGCACGGAAGGCCGATCGCGCCTCGAGGTAACTAACCAACCACAAGAGCCGTACGATCCACTGGCTGCCTCGGCCGGCGTGGCCCCTGCTGGCACGCCACGGATTGACCAGATCGATTGGGGCCAGCCGAGCTGGACTGAGCAGGCGTTCGAGCAGTCGCGGCGCAATCGCGAGGCTTACGCGCGCGGTGGCGTGCCTGAGATGTTCAAGAACACCGAAGACACGCAGGACCTCGCTGGTGGCTTCGGTGGTGGCGAGATCGGTGTAGCCGGTACTTTCGGCGGTAAGCTGGCGAAGACTGCCAACCAGGAGATGCTCGCGCGGGCGATGCGCATGACCGACGAAGGTGCCGCACGAGCGCGGCGCATGGTCGAGGAGGGTACCCCGCACGAGGAGGTTACTGCTCATAACGATAATTGGAGAAAGGCCGTATGGAACCAGACCGGCTGGTTCCAGGGTCCGGACAAGAAGTGGCGGTTCGAGATTCCGGATCAGCGTTCGACGGTTGCGCTGAAGAACGATCATACTTGGGATGACGCTGATCAAGTGCTTAATCACCCGGAATTGTACGAGGCCTACCCGTCACTCGCTAAACACGATGTAATGGTAGAATCAGGTGTTCCTGAAAAACGTCAAGTGACTGGTGGTTTTACACCTGGGAAGAAGCCCGGTGATCCTGGCTCCATTAACGTCAACGTCGGTGGTGCTAATCCAAGTGAACAGGCACGCGACGTGTTGCTGCACGAGATGCAGCACGGCATTCAGGATATCGAGAGTTTTTCCCAGGGTGGCAACCTGTACAAGGTGCCCGGTAAGCGTCGTAGCGCAACGCCTGATTTCGATACGTATCAACGAGCTGCCGGCGAGGTCGAGGCCCGCAATGTCCAGGAGCGCAAGGATTTTGAGCATCGCCAGGTGCCGCCGTGGGAAACTGCCGGTGTCTCTGAGGACATGCAGATCGTTGGTAAGGGTCGACCGGCTTCGCGGTCTGAGCAGTTAGCTTATCGTGATGACAAGGCATTTGGTCCTGCGATCGTTCATCCCGACGAGGCGCCGCCACCACCGTCGCTTTCTGATTACTTGTCCGACCCATCGGCGCACCTCAATCGTTTTGGCATGCCGATTAAAGGTACGGCGTTCAATAATGCAGCTGACGAGGCGTGGAGCAAGGTCAATGCGTTGCCGAAGGGGTACGGGCCGCTTGATCTTGGCCCTACCAAGTTAGCTTCGGTGAATGTGCCGCAGGCGCCAATCCAGCGTTATGCGCCGCCGCGCGGCATCAGTCCACGCATGCAGGCGGCGTTGAACAATCCGGCGGTTGTTGAGGGCATGATCAATGCGATTAATCGCGGTATCCAACTCGGGGCGCATCTTTGGTATCACACTGAACCGATCCGCCAGGCGTTCGTGCAGGAGTTTGGGCGTGACAACTGGGAGAGGCCCTTTAAGCTGTTCATGGATTTGCAGGCCGCTGCTTCGCCGCGCTCTGATGTCCCGACGCAAATCCGCAACGGAAGTTGGCTGTACGCGCATGCACTCAATGGCCGCGATTTACCGCCAGGCGGCCCCGGCAATTATCCGTATGGTCACTTAGCAGGTAAACTGCACCGGCAAAATTTTGAGACCGTGCAGCCTGGTGGCCCCGGCTGGAACGTTATCAAGAACCCGAAACCTCCGAGCTTCTCGGCTAATCTGCAGGGCAATCTCGAGCCCGGCACGATAGACACGCACGCTTTCCGCCTTATCGGTATGCTGCATGCGCTCGCTACGGGCGACCCGAGTTTTTTGGCGACCAGCCTCACTGAGCTTGTGCCGAGGGGGCGCCAGGTTGGTAAAGATGCGGCCCATGTACTGTACGGTGAGCGTGCTGGCACGAAGGTCGATGACAACGGCAAGGTTTTCGATAAATACGTCTATCGCCCGCAGCAGCTCTTGCAGGATGGGCGCATCACATTGGATGATATAATCAAGAAGTACCCGGTGTTTTTTGCATCAAAGCCGAATAATAATGAGTACGCAGCGGCCGAGGACCTTTTTAGGAATGTAGGGCGCCAGCACTTCGGTTTACCTACTGGCGATACCCAGGCGGCAGCGTGGTCTGGTGGCGGTGGGATGACCGGCCTCGGCACCGCAGCCAACATGACATATCCGGAGTTGATGAACCAGCGCATCATGTACACGTCGCATTTGCGCGGTGAGGAACCTGGTAAAACGCTGCGCAGCATGGTTCGCGGTCACAAGCCGCTGCTCGGCATTGCTGGAGCAGGCATGGTTCTTCCACACCTGTGGAGTGAGGACTGGAACGACCCGCACCAGTGAGGCCATTGCCGTGAGGGCGCGATCAGCGTATACGGGGCAAAGTCAAGCTTCGCCTGAGGTACTGATGCGTCTGCTTGCGTTGTTAGTTGGTGGCCTCCTCGCGATCGCCGCGCCCGGCGCGGCGGTCGCGCAGAATAATTGGGTTACGCCTGGCAATTCAACTGCCGGCGGTTCAGTACAAATGTGCTTGAATAGCGCCCAGCAGGCGGTGCCTTGCAATCCTGGTAGTAGTGGTGGTCCTGCAGTTGTTCAAGCCAATGCCGCCGGCACTACAGGCGCCGTGAATGTGACGCTTCCTGCGGTTGCTGGTAAAACAACGTATCTTTGCGGTTTTGCCGTATCAGCGATAGGGTCGGGTGCTGTAGGCCCAATTACAATCAGTGGCTTGTTCGGTAGTTCTAACCCAACTTTCCAAGGTACTGCTACTGCCGCCGGTGGCGTAGTAGCTCAAGCACAGTATAATCCATGCTTGCCGGCTTCAGCTACTAATCAAGTTGTTGTCGTTGGAACGACAGCTGATGCCACTGCGAGCGCAGTTAATGTTAGCGTATGGGGGTATCAGCTTTAGGCCCCGCGTCAGCCAGATGACGCGACGGCGCCGCCGGCCGTTAACGGGCGCTTGGAGAGCACCTGCCATAGTGGTGCAGCAGCGTCGCCGGCTGACCGACCGGGCGTAGCGTGGTCTCGACGAAAACGAGAGTAAGACCTCTATGGCACCTAGAACTGACACTCGACAGTCTCAGGCCCGCACCGACCTCCTCGAGGCCGAGCGTGTGGAGCGTGAGCAGAACGACGACATCAACGAAGCCATTGCTCGCACCGATAGCGAGGTGTTCACCGAGGCTTTGGGCGACGAGCCCATTGGCGAGGACGCAGACACCTCTCTCGAGGATATGGGCGATGGTCTTGAGGGTGAGGAAATCGACGACGAGGCAACTGGCGACGAACCCGGAGAGCAGCAGCCTGGTGAGCAACAGCTCGACCAGCAAAGGCAGCCGGGCAGCGACCAGCAGCCACAGCGCCAAGAGCAGCAGGCTGCCGAGAGGCCTGAGCCGTCGATCCCACCGCGGGTTCTTCGCGAGACGCGCGAGCGTTTTCGCGAGAACGAGAGCCTCCTGCAGCAGCAGATCCGTGACCAGCAGATGCGCATCGATGCTCTGGTGGCGCAGGTCAATCGTCCGCGTGAGCAACCGCAGCCGCAGCAGCGGCAACAGCCGGAAGCGCCACCGGATATGTTTGCTGACCCGGAGGGCTACCGTGGTTACCTCGAGCGCAAGGCCGAGCAACGAGCTGAGGCCCTGGTTACTGAGCGGCTGGGTGCATTCCAGCAGCAACAGCGCCAGGAAACGGAACAGAGGTTGAATGCCAACCTTGAAGCCGCCGCCACGGGTCCTCGTGCCTACGAGTTCAACGTCGCCTACCGCGACCTGATCTCGCTCGACAAGACGCGCGAGAACGCCCAGCTCATCCAACGCCTGACCGCCCAGCCCGACGTGGGCAGTGCGATCTTGGAGTGGTGGGAGCAGTCGTCGAACCCTGAATATGTCGAGTATCACCGTGATCAAGTTCGCGGCGTTTACAGCACACCTGCTGCGCGAAGGGTCAACGGTGGCGGCCGGCCGCAGCTGCGGCCAGGCCAGCAAGTTCGCCATGAGGTCCGCATCCCACCTTCGCTGTCAGACGCAGCTGGGGGCCGTTCGCAACACACGAACGATCCTGACCTGCTGGATGCCAGCGAGCGATCGGTCTTCGATTATGGCTCCCGCTGACTAGCAGCGAGAGCCGGGAGAAGTTCCCATGGCTCTCACGACAGTACAAGTTAATAACAAACTTATCGTTTTCCGGAAGGAAATCACTCGAGAATACATTCGTCAGAACCTCTTCTCGCCCTACATCGGCAGCGAGCTGACGTCGATCATCCGGGTGATTAACGACCTGAAAAACGGCGGCGAGCAGATCAATATCCCGCTCGTTGCCCGCCTCAAACAACAGGCGATTGCTTCCGGCACCCTCGTTAACAATGAGGAAGCGTTGGATAATTTCGGCGATCGTGCCTGGATCGACTGGGCACGCAACGCCGTTACCGTGAAGGAATCAGAACGCCAGAAATCATCTATCGACCTCCTGGCGATCATGCGGCCCATGCTCGAGGATTGGGGCAAGGAGTTGCAGCGTGACGAGCTGGTGGATATGTTCTTCGCCATCCCGCTCAACAACACTGCTCCGGCTGGCCTCGGTTCGGTCAACGGTCAGCGCGTCAACGGTGCGCTGTTCGATGCGGCTACCGGTGCCCAGCGCAATACTTGGATTTCCGACAATCAGGACCGTGTCCTGATCGGCGGCGCGCAGGGCAACTTCAATGCCACGTTCGCCACTGCGATGGCCAACATCACGGCCGGCATGACCTTGTCGGCTGCGGCGCAGCTCAAGATGAAGCGTCTGGCGAAGAAGGCCAATCCGCGTATCCGGCCTTACAAGCTGAAGAACGGCCGTGAGTACTTCGTCACCTTCGCGGGCTCGAACTGCTTCCGCGACTTCCAGTCTGACACCACGATCATCAACGCCAACACCCAGGCACGCCCGCGTGAAGGTGATGGGCTCGACAAGAACCCCCTCTTCCAGGACGGTGATTTGATTTACAACGGCGTGATCACTCGTGAAGTGCCGGAAATCGACATCAGGTTGCCTCTTACCTACACGACCATGGGCGCGGCCGCGATCCAGATCTCGCCGGTGTTCATGTGTGGACAGAGTGCTGCCGCCTGGTGCTGGGGCCGCATGCCGCGTCCCACCTTCAGAAAAGAAGACGACTATCAATTCATCCGCGGCGTCGGCATCGAGATGGCCTACGGCCTCAAGAAGATCGCGAAGGCAAACCCCGCCGGTCAGTACAAAGAATGGGGCGTCTTTACCGGCTTCTTCGCCAGCCAGGCCGATACGTAAGTCGACGGTTAGCTGAAACCAGCAGAAGGACAACATCCATGTTTCGCAAGATCCTCGAGAAGGTCAGCGCCGTCTTCTCCGGCCTGGCCATCGGCATGACCATCTTCGCGATGGCGGCGTTTGCCCTCACCGTTCCGCCGACGTTCGCGCCGCGGAATTTCCAAAGCCAGCAGGTCGGGTACATCCGTGTCCTGATCGGAGCACAGGCAGGTGCCGGTGCCCCTGCTGGTGTTGCCACGGCAAACGGCCAGGCCTGCGCTATGGCCGGCGGCAGCACTGGCTGCAGCATCAAGGTTGGGGCGTTGCCCTACAACTCCTTCATGCTGCGGGCCAGCCTACAGGTGCTTACGGCGTTCAACTCGACGACCACCGACACGGTTGCCCTGTGCACCACCACGACCTGCGCGACCGGCTCGATCATCTCGCCTGCCACGAGCACGCATACAGCGGCCAACGGTGCCGCCATCGTGCTTACGGTGGGTTACGGTCTAGGCAACAACGGCTCGCAGGCCAGCCCCGGCACGACCGGCTGGAATGCAACGCAAAGCGGCCTCGACGGTGGTTTCGATCTGTATGTGAATTTCCAATCCACCGGCACCAACGGGCCAACGGCTGGACAGGCCGTTCTGCTCATCGAGTACGCCGCGCCGAACGACGGCATGTGCACGGACGTGCCCATGGGCAGCACGGCCGGAGCTTGCTGATTCCCGTACAAAGGCCTGCCGGTCGCCCAATTGGGCGACCGGTTCTCTCATACGGAGGCCAGCAACATGGCCAGCAATACCAATAACGCACTTCTGTCCGCATTGCGCGGGCCATGGCCGATGTTTCTCCTCGACGGTATCTTCGTCGGTGCAGGGCAGACCACGCAGGCCGCCGCCACGCAGGTACTGCGCGCCGGCGCCAACCGTATCCTCTCCTGCGTTTCCGGTGGCGCAGTACTGCTTCCGTCGATGGTCAATCTGGACGAGTGCGCCGACGTGGTTTTTGTCATCAACGATTCGGCGAACGCCGTCTTGGTTTTCTGTGCCCCGGGCGAGACGATGAACGGCTCGTTGAACGGCTCGCAATCAGTGGCTGCCGGTGGTTTTGGTGTGTTCCTCGTCAAGGCGCCGAACGTCTCTTACCAGATGCAATCGGTGCAGACAGTCAGCAGCGTCTACGACTGGCGCGCAGCAGTAGGCACGTAATGGCCCAGGAACCATCCTCACAGGTACAGAATTATTCGTTTTCCAGTGTCCAGGACAACCTGGTAGCGCGTGGCAATAGTGCGGCTACCGCGTTCCTGCTCGGCACTGTCGATACCGGAGCGATGGTCAATCGCTTCACCTCGGTGCCGCTAGGTACCGGCTGTTTGTTGCCGCCGGCCGTTGCTGGTCTCGTCATCACGGTCATCAATAGTGGCGCCAATCCGCTGCAGATTTACGGCGGCGGCGACACCATCAACGGCATCTCCGGGGTTGCTGGCGTGCCAATGATGGTCAATTCGGCTGCGACTTTTTACTGCGCGACGACTGGGGCCTGGTTTTCGGTCAACCTGGGAAGCGGCTTTACGACTACTGCGCAAGGTGGTGCCGTACCGACGTTCTCGACGCAGTCCGGTGTTACGGCATCGGTCACGCACAGCATCGCTGGCGGCGTGCCGATCGTTGCTTCGCAAGTGGAGCTCCACGTCGTCGCCAATGCCGGGGACGCCGTCACGTTACCTTTGGCACAGCCGGGTATGGAGATCACCATAGTCAATAATGGTGCTCTATCGGCCGGCGTGTACCCGCAGGCTACCGATCAGATCAACGGCGGCGGTGCCGGTACTCCGTTCACGCAGGTGGTCGGGGTGACGCTGTACTTCTGCTTTACCCCAAACCTCTGGGTCACAAAATAACGTGACTGTGCTACTGCTCGTTTGCATGTGGGCGGTGCTTTTTGGCTTAACCTGCCTTTGGCACCCCGTTTACAATTACTAGGAGCTGTTCATGGACAGAACGGA